GAATTTTGTTCTGTATTTAATACCATATAGACCTCCTTTATATTTTTATAAAATCATGAAACCATTATTTTTCTATAGTGCATTATGATAATCTCCTTATTCTATCTTCTAACCAAAATCTTATAAATTCACTCATCTCTTTATTATTATCGTTAGCTATTTTTTTGAGACTATCATACATTTTATTAGTAACCATAAATGTTATCATTCGGTCAAATTTCTTTTTACGAGCCATTATTTAATCCTCCTATTAATTTATGTTTATAATTGTTTGTTCTGAAAGATATAGTAAACGACTATATAATAACTTATGTAATTCAAAAAACATTAGTTTCTATCCAGACATCACTCCAAATATAGAACAAACAAATAAGTATACTACTAGTATGTTATGTTGATTACTTTTGGGTATTGACAGAGATATGGGGGTTTAATCTTCTTTTCCCATATCTATTTTAAGGAGGAAATCTTATGCCAAATCGTGATGGGTCAGAATATAATAATTCTCCTGACACGGTTCCTGCTATCAGGAACGAAACAAGCAGCGAACCAGTAATTTACAGACATAAAAATGGAAGATGGAAGAAAGGTTCGTCAGGCAATTTAAGTGGAAGACCAAAAGATTCTGGTGTTAATAAGTTAATTAAGGATATGTTTGGACCTAATCTAGAAGAGTTAATTCTATTGGCAGCTGAAGTTATAAGTTATGATGCTACAGAGGCAAGACATAGGTTTCCAAAATGGAAGGCTGCAGATAAATTAAAAATGGTAGAATATCTTATAAACAGAGTAGAAGGTACACCAACACAACAAATAAAAGCAGAGGTAGAAACTAAACAAGTAAATGTTAATATTGATATACCTGATGATTTTAACATTATAGATATAAACTAATGGATATAAATATTAATCTTAAAAATATTAGAAAGGTTATTAATAACACATTCTTTCCTTTACTATTTAACAAAGATAGATTTCTTGTATTACGTGGTAGTGCTGGTAGTGGTAAGTCAGCGTTCATAGTCATGTTAATATTATTAAGAATATTAATAGGGTATAAGACAGGAATCAAACATAATATACTATGTATGAGGAAGACAGCAGCTTCAATAAGAGAATCTGTATTCAAAGAATTTAATACATGGATAGATCGTTGGGGACTGTCAGAGTTAGTAACTATTAACAAAACCTTATATTCATTTGAATTCTCAAATGGTTCACGTATTATTAGTATGGGTTGTGATGATGAAGAGAAACTTAAATCTATATCAGGAATAACAACCATTTGGATTGAAGAAGCAAACCAACTATCATTAAAGGATTTTAAAGTCATTAATGATAGACTTCGAGGAATAATAAGAGCTAAACAACAAATAATGCTTACATTTAATCCTATAAGCAAACTATCATGGATATATAATTATTTCTTTGTCAATAAGAAACATAATGCTACATTACATCATTCAACGTGGAGAGATAATCCACATAACGGGAAAGTTTATGAACAAGAGATGATGGCATATAAAGAGATTGATGAAAATCATTGGAGAATATATTCTGAAGGTGAATGGGGAAGTCTAAAAGATTTAATATATTCAAACTATAATATTATGGATAAGTTTCCATCTATGGATACATTCCATGATTCATGTTATGGACTTGACTTCGGATTTAACCATCCTAGTTCATTGATATTTGTTGGAGAGAAGGATGGAGAATATTATATAAAAGAATGCCTTTATCAAACAAAACTAACTAATACAGAATTGATTGATGAAGTTAAAAAGATAATATCTCCAGAAGAACGAGAAGATAAATATATATATTATGACACAGCAGAACCAGCAAGAGCAACAGAGTTTTATCAAGCAGGATTCTTAATGAGACCAGCAGATAAGTCAGTCAAAGATGGTATCGACTTCTGTAGACGAAAGACATTACATATAGATCCTTACTCGGTTAATTTGATTACGGAATTACAATCGTATAAGAATCGTGAGGATAAGGATGGTAATGTACTTGATGAACCAGTTAAGTTTAAGGATGATGCTGTTGATGGAATGAGATACGGAATGTACACCCACTTTGGAAATCTGGGAATAGAACCAGGATTTTACACCTACTAACGGGGAAACTATAAATATGGCAATTATAAAAGATTTTTTAAATAGATTCAAGAGTACGGAAACAATAAAAAAAGAGTTGGACACACTTGTAACAAAATCAATTACAGGCAGAAGTTTACAATGGCTGATTGATAACAGAGGTAGTTCAAATGATAGTAATTTAATATACCCAGCAAAGAATTCACACCTAATATTTAGTTGTATCCAAATCATTGGTGATAATGTACCAGATGCACCATTGAATTTTCTAGATGTTACATCTAACAATGAACTCCCATATAATAATGATGTGGTTGAATTGTTTAATTTACCAGATGAAGATACTACTTGGTTTGATTTTATATCTCGATCTGCTGTGTATTATGCTTTGTATGGGGAATGTTTCTGGGTTATGATTCCAAGTGATGGAATGATGAATCCAGATATAAACTATTCATTACCTGCCAGATTAGTAGTTGTGGATCCTAAGACACTAACTCATATACTAGATCATGAATACAATCTAACAGGTTGGTTATACGCCCCTACAGATAGAGATAACACACTTAAACAACATTCTGTAATCCTTCCAGCAGAACTAGTCATTCAAACCAAGAACGTAAACCCTTACAATAATTGGCGTGGTTTGTCAGTTCTTGATTCATTAAGAAATATAATGGATGTTGACTATAAAGCAGTCAAGTATCAATCTAGGTTCTTTGATAATGGTGCTATTCCCGGCGCAGTCATTACAATGGATAAAGCAGCTAAATCATTAAGTAAGAAAGATATGATTAAAATTGTAAAGGAATTTGACCAGACACACAAAGGTGTTAATAATGCTGGAAAGACTGGAGCACTTGGACCAGGTATGGATATTAAGACACTTGGTCAGAATAATAGAGAAATGAGATATGTGGACGTCCTTAATTATACAAGGGATCATATCTTGGCTGCAATGAGAGTTCATAAAACAGTATTGGGATTCACAGAAGGAATCAACAGAGCTACAATCAAAGAACAGAAAGAGATGTTGTGGTCATACACTCTTAAACCAATAACACAAAGAATCCAACATACAATCAACTATAAGTTTCTTGCTAAATTCTATCCAACTGCAAAGTGTAAGTTTGACTATAGTAGATTGATTGAATCACAGAAGATATCTATTACTGATATATCTATTCTTCAGAATCTTGGATATACAAGAAATGAAATCAATACGAGAATGGAGTTAGGGTTTGATGAAGACCCAGAAGGGGATATCAGACGCTATCCAATGAACTTAATGGAAACTGACATAGATAGTAAACCAGAAAACAAAGTAGAATCTAAAAAGAAAACTCTATTGATTGAAGGTGTACCTACAAATAATGAAGATGCAAATGATACAAATAATGTAGTAACCAAGGCAATTAAGAAATCTAATAGTTTTCATAATATATATGTTAAAACACAAGCTATGTTAGAAACTGGATTTAGAGGTAGACTTAAGAAGTTTGGTATAAAACAACGTACAAAAGTAATAAAATCTATTTATAATGATATCAAAGCCATGGAAATCAACAAAGACTCTTTAATGGGAAGAATAGATGATATATTCGATGGAACCGAAGATGAAGTGTTAGAAAAAGCTTTAAGACCAATATATGTTAATATTATGGAGAAGAGTGGTGAGATGGCATATGATTTCATGGGAATGACCAATACTTATATGTTGGATCATGACTTATTGGTAGATAAGATTAATAAGATTAAAGGTATAAACCAAACAACTTATAATCAAATTAAGATGGTAATATCAGATGGGATTGAATCTGGTGACACTCTAGATCAAATTGCTAAAAGTATAAAAGATGTATATAAGGATCTTAATGGATATAGGTCTTTAAGAATAGCAAGAACAGAGACAGGTAGTTTGATGTCCGAGACATCTCAAAAGGAATATATAATGAATGGTGTTCAGTATAAATCCTGGGTTACAGCTGGATCTGGTGTAAGACCTGAACATGTTTCTAATGCAGCTCAAGGAAAGATACCAATAACAGATGCATTCTCAAACGGAGAAAGGTTTCCGGGAGATAATTCGGTTAACTGCCGGTGTAGCATCTTGCCCATCATGGTATGAATCAATCATATATAGGAGATATAATAATGGACGTAAACAAAGATTATTTAATGACAAAAATCATTAAGACAGATGATGGTGATGAATACATAAGCAAAACTTATAATGTGGAGAAAGTTAAATCACTTGAAGACAGAACACTTGAGTTTGTTATCAGTGATGAAAATGTTGATGCTGATAATGAAAGAATTATGTTAGATGGATGGAATCTAAAGAAACTATATAACGGGAATCTTACATTTGGACATAACTTCCACGGTTTTTCATATGCCAAAGCTATAAGAGTTTGGGTAGATAAGGCAAATAAAAAGTTAATGGGTAGATTTAAGTTTGCTGGACCAGAAGTATCATCAGAAGCAGATACTCTCTATAAATTATATAAAGGTGGATACATGAAGGCAGTCTCTCCTGGATTTAAAGCAATAAGAGATAACATGACATTTGGAAGGACTCCTAATCAACCACGGATAACATACAACGGACAATATCTATTTGAAGTATCTATGGTAGCAGTTGGAAGTAATCAGAATGCATTATCTGTAACCAAAGCATTCAACCAGGCAATTGAAGATAAGGTTGTTGATGATCTAGAAGTAAATGAGTTGAAATTATTTATTGAAAAAAGTATAGACGCCAACTCAGGTATAAATGAAGAACAAATAAATACAAAAGGCGATGATACGGATGATATTATCGAAGAGATTGAGGATGAAAATCTTAACAAATCCCTTATTGATATTGATGAAGATCAAAACCAAAATAATAAAGACAAAGAGGATAATATCATGGATTTAGATGTAAAGAAAATAACAGACGAGATCACAAATAGTGTTATGAAAGCATTTGAAGATCGTCAAAAAGTAGTTGCTGATGAAGCGGCTCAAAAAGCTATTAAAGATGAAAATGTAATTCTTAAAGCAGAACTTGATACAATTAAGAAAGCTCCTGCTGGGAATTTAAATTTTCTTAAAGGTTCTGGAATTGAAGTTGGAGAACCTGATGTATATAAAGGATATAACTTTCATAAACAAGGAAGTGATATGCCAAAATTGTTAAACCTATCCGAAAAAGATGAAGTTATTGCAAAAAAAGGGATTATAGATGCAATTGCACCTTATAGTAAAAATCCTAATGTTCAAAAAGCTATTCTTACTACTGGAACTGCA